TTCCGCGCCACTGCGTCGAATGGCTCGACCTCGAGTCGATCCGGAGGAAGCACGCGCTCGGCCATGGCAAGTCGTCGAAGGCGCCGATCGTCGTGGATCTGATCGAACGAGAGATCGCACGCCAGAGCGAAGGCGAGCGCCAGTCTCGGAAGGTTGAGAAGTGAAGCCCGCAGCACGCCAGCCCGGCGTCCCCCTCGTAGACCAGGATCATCACGTCTGGGGTGAGGCCTGGCACATGAGGGACGAGTTCGCTTTCCTGCGCGGCCTCGGTCGCTGGCGCCTGCTCGGACGCGGCCCCGATCGCGCCCTGCTTCTGCGCGGCTACCTGCAGGGCTTGGCGTTGCGTCGGCTCTGGACAGGACTCCAACGCGAGGCCCTCGAGTGCGAGGCGAAGGCGCTGCTGATGGAGTTGGAGAGCCGGACGAGGAAGTCGGCGTAGCGAAGAGGACGGGCCACCGCGCCGCCTACCTTGGCGGGGGACGGCGCGGCGACCCGCAGCAACCACCCGGAGGGCGGATGCCGATGCGAATCGTACAGCAGGGCGAGCGTCCCGAGCGGCCTACCAGGGCCGAGGTCCTGCGCCAGATCGCGGACGCCTTCCAGGCTGCCGGCGCCGCGCTGGCGCTGCTGCTCGACGCCTCGGACGAGCCCCCGCCGCGGCCCGCCGACGATCCCATGCTCACGGTGCCCGAGGCCGCGCTCGAGATCCGGCGGAGCGCCTCCTTCATGCGGGCGCAGTGCCGGCTCGGGCGCATCAAGTCGATGAGGGACGCCAACGGCTACCGGATCCGCCGGTCTGCGCTGGCGAGCTACGAAAGACGGAGGACCCAATGAGCGCCGACCCCACCCCCCGCTTCGTCCCGGCGGTCGACCGCCGCCGCCCGGACCCGCGCCCGGAGTCGGTGCGCCTCGATGCGGAGGCCGCCCGCGCCGCACTCGACGAGGCGAAGCGGGTTGAGTCCGGGATGCGCGACGGGGCCCCCGGCTGCAGCCTCGAAAGCCTCGTCATCCTGGCGGTGCTGGCCTACCTCCGGACGGCGAAGGAGACGGCCCGCCGTGGCGCCTGCTTCCCGCTCCGGAACGGGACGCGCCTCGAAGGCATCCATCCGAAGGACGTCCAGGTGGCGATGTCCACGCTGCAGCACTGGGGCGGGGAGCTCATCACGGGGCCCGAGGGCGAGGAGACGCTGGCGCGCGCGATCGGGGCGGCGATGGCGTCGCAGGAGCGGCGGGCGGCGGAGGGGCGGACGCATCACCGGCGGCGCGATCCGCGCGTGGCCGAGATGGTGGACGAGGTCGCGCACCGGGTCGCGATCCACCGGACCGTGGTGAGCGGGGCCCAGCGGTGAGGAAGACGCGCCAGCGCGCGATCCGGGCCGCGTTCGAGAAGACGCACGGCCGGCCGCCAAATCCGACGCAGTGGCGGTCCGACTACCTCTCGTGGATTCCCTCCGAGTGGCGCCGGCTGAAGAAGGCGCACCTCGCCGGCCCGCCACGCGCCACAGCAGACGCTGCGATCACAGCGGCCGTGAAGGACGCGCGCTGCAGGGCGCGGAAGCGGGCCGCGCGGATCCGGCGCGCCGGGAGGGCGGCGTAAATGAGCGCGCCGCGGATGACGGACGCCGAGATCCAGCAGCTCGCCGCGTGGTGGTGGCGCACAAAGGACGCCGTCGCACCGGAACCGTGGAGGCCGAAGCTGGTGTCCTTCGCGGATCTGAAGCCGTGCGGCGTCGGCGCCGTCGTCGCTGCGGCGATCCGCGAGGAGCTGCGGGAGAACGGCTACAGCGAAAAGGAATGGCTGTGATGACCGTCCAGTGCGAAGGCTGCGGCCGGCTGCGGAATACCTCTGGCGTGTGGGTCATCGACAGCACGACGAAAGTGGACGTGCTGGGGTACTGCGGCCTGTGCGGTGAGCTGGAGAAGCGGGCCCAGGAGCGGAAGTGGCAGCGCGAGGGCCGGAAGCTGCTCCGGGATCGGGTCAGGGGTTATGGGCCGGGGACGGGCGATCCGTTCGCCGGGATGAGGGGGAATCAATGAACGAGAAGGCTCTGGCCGTGGTGGACGCCGAAACGGTTGCGATGACCACGATGGTCAACCCGCCGGATGCGGTGCTGGCGGAGGCGCAGAAAGCAGCGAAGGCGCTGCAGGGCGTCATCTCCCAGAAGCCGAAGAAGATCGTCTTCAATGACGAGCAGTACCTCGAGTTCGAGGACTGGCAGACCCTCGGCCGCTTCTACGGGATCACGGTCGGTCTCGAGACCGAGCCCGAACTCGTGGACATCGCTGGAGTCAAAGGCTTCAAGTCCACGGCCGTCGCCATGCTGCGCGGCCAGGTCATCTCGAGGGCCACCGCCTACTGCCTCAACGACGAGGAGAAGTGGCGCTCGAAGAACAAGTACGCCTACGCCTACGTGAAGAAGACCGGCGGCCATTCAGTCGAGGACCCCGGGAAGGACGAGCTGATCTGGGAGGACAACCCCTTCAAGGCCGGTGGAAAGCGGCCGAAGAAGGAGCGCATCCACCTCGGAGAGGAGGCGGTACCGCTGTTCCAGCTCGCAAGCATGTCACAGACGCGGGCCTGCGCGAAGGCCTACCGCAACGTCCTGAGCTGGGTCGCGGTGCTGGCCGGCTACCGGCCGACGCCCGCGGAGGAGCTGCCGGACGCGCGCCAGATCGACCGCGAGCCGGCGGATGAGGAGGCTGCAGCGAGCGAGCCCCCCACGAGGCCGCCATCGCAGACGCCCACGTGCGCCCACTGCGGCAGCATCAACGTGAAGCCGGATCCGAAGGCGCCGGAGTGGCTCGTCTGCAGTGAGTGCAAAAAGGGCTCGAAGAGGGGCTGACGTGCTGTTCCGGGGACACGCGGTCAAGGGCGCGCTGGTCCTCCCACCGGAGGCTGCGGCGTGGCTCCACCGCTACGACGACGAGCCGATGCATGTCGAGTTGACGCCGGTCCACTCCCGGCGGTCGATCCCACAGAACCGCCGGCTCTGGGCGGGCTATGGCCGGGCGCTCAGGCAGGCGGCAGCTCTTATGCCCTATACCAAGGATGAGCTCCACGATGCGTTGAAGAATCGGAGCGAGGTGATCAAACCGGCGCGGCTCTACTTCCCGAATGGCGACCCTATCGGTGAGGCGAAGACGACGCGGGGCCTGAGCGTCCCGGTCTTCAGCGATTACCTCGAAGAGATCACGGCCACATTCGCTCGAGGCGGCATCGACCTCTATCCGGATGGTGAGCCGAGGGGAAAGCAGAGCTAGGTGGGCATGGTGCTGCTGTACGTCGCGGCGCTGGTGGGCGGTGTGGCTGTGATCGGGCTGGCGTGGCTGGCGCTGGAGGACGAGCGGCCCGGGTACGTGAAGGGCTGGGCCAAGCGCCGGGAGAGGTGGGAGCGATGAGCGACCTCCGCGAGCTCGTGTCCTGGTCTGTGCTGCTCGGGGCTGCGCTGGCGCTCGGGCTCGTGGATCTGCTGAGGCTGGCGCGACGTCGGAGAGTGCGATGACGGTCGATTTCTGGAGTGAGGGACGCGGCGCCACAAGGGCGACCGTACGGGCCGGCAGAGATTCCGGTCGTCCCTCGTTCGAGCAGCCGACCCGGAAGGGGGTGGTTAGCGAGGAAGCTGGTGAACTCCATGATGGGGACGGGCGGCGGGTCGGGGAAGGGTTCCGGCCCGCCGCCCTCTTCGTAGATCGAGATGAGGGGCGCGGCGTTGAAGGAAACGCTAGCCAGCGTAGGAACGGAACGGGACGCTGGAATCCTGCGCAGGGGTTCCTCGTGCGTGGGCAACGGCAGCGCGAAAGCGTCGGCACCCTGGTTGCACCGATCCAAGCCGGAATCAAGCCCGGCCGCCCCTCTTCCGAGCCGACTAGCCAAGGAGGTGACGAAGACACAGAAGACACCACACACCCTGCGGACGCGACGACCGGGCCGGGCGTGCAGGCTGGCGCCCGGCCCGCTTTCGGATGTCTGCGGTGATTGGCCCCGACCTGGCCCGCGAACTGTCCGGCGACGACGCGGAGCCCGGGGCTGCGTTCAAGGGAATCGCGTTCGGCTGCGCGCTCGATCTGGCGGTGGCGCTCGTGGCCCTGGCGCTGCTGGCGTGGTGGTGGGGGCTCCGTGCCCTGTAACCGCGTCCCGTTGGAGGGCGGAGGTGTCGCCATCGTCTGCACCGCTCCGGGCTTCTCGCGGCGCCGGATGCACTGCGGCTACTGCGATGCGATCCGACGCTTCGCCTACCGCGAGGTGTTCGGAGGCTACGGTTCGGATGCGATCTGCGGCTGGTGCGGCACGACATGGTGCGATGGGGAGCGGCATCCGGACCGGCTCTCCGATTCGCAGCGGCAGACGAACCGCGAGCGCGTGGCCGAAGTCTGGAGGAACCGATGAAGCGCCGGAAGCCCCGCCGCGTCGTCCTCGGCGTCGGCTGGCTGTACGCCCAGCTCGGCAGCCCGACGTGGATCTCCCTGCGCGGAGAGGATCCGAAAGCGCTGGCGCTGGCAACGCAATGGCAAATCAGCCAGGTCCGGCTGCGGGTCAAGGGGACGAACCTCCGCAAGATCCGGCTGGTCGCCGAGGTGCTCGATTGATGGCCTCCTCCGATGCCTCCGTGACGTGTTACACGGATAGCCGGGGGCTGTGCGACGAATGCCACGTCCGACCGCGCGCGCGTCGTCCTGGGGCGAAATTCTGCTCTAATGGCTGCCGGTACGCGCACGCCAACAAAGCGAACCCGGTGCGCCGGCAGGGGACGCTGAGCTTTCAGCCGCCCGCTGTGGCCCTGATCCCGCTCGCGGTGCCCCCGCACGACCCCGGGAAGCGGGAGGCCCTGAAGCGGGCGGCGCGCCACATCCTGGCGCTGCTCGGGGACGGCCAGGCGCACACCCGCCACGAGCTGGCCCGGGTCGGGGGGAATCGCTACATCGCGCGCTTGGCCGAGATCCGGGCGGCGCTGGACGGGCGCGCGGTGGTGGTGGGGCCGCGGGCACACCGGGGGTGCCGGGAGGTGGAGCCGATGAGGGACGGGTGCGAGTGCTACCGGCTGGAGTGGCGCGCATGAGCGCCTACGCGGAGTTCCTCGCGGGCAAGTCTCAGGTAGGCGACGGCCACGGATTCGAGCCGCTGTGGGTCCCCGACTTCCTGTTCCCGTTTCAGCTGGCGATGTTCGAGTGGGTCATCCGCCAGGGCCGCGGCGCCCTGTTCGCGGACTGCGGGCTCGGCAAGACCCCCATGCAACTCGTCTGGGCCGAGAACGTGGTGAGGCAGACGAACCGCTCTGTGCTGATCCTGACGCCGCTTGCGGTTGCGCAGCAGACGGTACGCGAGGCGGACAAGTTCGGAATCGAGTGCCGTCGCTCGTCTGGCACGCTAGAGCCCGGGGCACACACGGTCGTCACGAACTACGAGAAGCTCCACCACTTCAACCCGGATGACTTCGGCGGCGTGGTGTGCGACGAGTCGAGCGCCATCAAGGCATTTGACGGGAAGCGGCGCGCCGAGGTGACGGAGTTCATGCGGACGGTGCCGTATCGGCTGCTCTGTACTGCGACGGCGGCGCCGAACGACTACATCGAGCTCGGAACGGCGAGCGAGGCCTTGGGCGAGATGGGCCAGATGGACATGCTCGGGCGGTTCTTCCGGAACGACCAGAACAACACCGCCATGAAGGCAGCCTACCGGACCACCGGCGGTGGTCCGGTCAAGTGGCGATTCAAGGGCCACGCCGAGCAGGCGTTCTGGAAATGGGTGTGCTCGTGGGCTCGCGCCTGCCGCAAGCCGAGCGACCTCGGGTTTGACGACTCCGGTTTCGCCCTCCCGAAACTGACCGAGCGCGAGCACGTCGTCGAGACGCGCACGGCCGCGCCGGGGATGCTGTTTGCTCTCCCGGCTTCGAACATGTGGGAGGAGCGCGAGGAGCGGCGTCGCACGCTGAGCGAACGTTGTGAGATGGCTGCGGCTCTCGTGGCCGACACGAAGCAACCGGCCGTCGTCTGGTGCCACCTCAACGCCGAGGGCGAGCGGCTCGCCACTCTCATCAAGGATGGCCGGGAGGTGAGCGGCGCCGATTCCGACGAGAAGAAGGAAGAAGCCTACGAGGCGTTCGCTTCGGGGCAGCTCCGCGTGCTCGTCATCAAACCGAAGATCGGAGCTTGGGGTCTCAACTGGCAGCACTGCGCCCACGTCGTGACCTTCGCCTCGCACAGCTACGAGCAGTACTACCAGGCGGTGCGCCGGTGCTGGCGCTTCGGACAGACGCGGCCCGTGACGGTAGACCTCGTGGCGACTGAGGGCGAGCGCGGCGTCAAGGACAACCTGCGCCGGAAGAGCGAAGCGGCCGACCGGATGTTCTCGGAGTTGGTCGCGCACATGAACGATGCGATGCGGCTAGACCGAGGCGCGCGCTACGAGAAACAGGTGGGGGTGCCGGCGTGGCTGTAGCGGATCAGGTCATCACGGACAAGTACGCGATCTACAACGGGGACTGCATGGAAGTGATGGCGGCGCTCCGCGAAGGAAGCGTTCACTTGTCGGTCTACTCACCGCCGTTCGCTGGCCTGTACCACTACAGCAGCAGCGAGCGCGACCTGTCGAACAGCCGGGACTACACCGAGTTCTTCAAACACTACGAGTTTGTCGTCCGTGAGTTGTTCCGGCTCACGATGCCGGGGCGGATGACGGCGGTTCACTGCATGGACATTCCTCGGAGCAACACCGGGCGCGGCGACAGCCTGTCTGACTTCCCTGGCGACATCATCCGGATGCACGAGGCGCTCGGCTTCCACTACGTGGCGCGCTACCACGTGTGGAAAGAACCGCTCACGGTTCGGAACCGGACGATGACGAAGGCGCTCGCCCACAAGAGCATCGTGGACGACTCGTCGCGCTGCACGGTGGCGAGCGCGGACTACCTACTCGTGTTCCGCCGCAAGGGCGAGAACCCCGTCCCGATCGCGCACCCGACCGGACTGACCGAGTACGCAGGCGAGCGCCAGCCTCCGTCAGAGCTGCTCCCCTACAAAGCCTGGAAGGGCAAGCAGACCGAGAACCGCTACTCGCACTGGATCTGGAGGCAGTACGCCTCAAGTTTCTGGGACGACGTGCGCCTCGACCGCGTGCTGCCCTACAAGCCGGCGCGGGACGCTGAGGACGAGAAGCACGTCCACCCCCTGCAACTCGACGTGATCGACCGCGTGCTCGTGCTCTGGTCGAACCCAGGGGAGACGGTGTTGACTCCGTTCATGGGTGTCGGCTCCGAGGTCTACGGTGCCGTGATGGCCGGGCGTAAGGGGGTCGGGTGCGAGTTGAAGGCGAGTTACTACCGGCAGGCTGTGAAGAATCTGGCCGAGGTGGGCAAGCAAGTCGAGCAGCAGAAGTTTGGCCCGCTCTATGCCCACGAGGACACCGCGTGATCCCGAGCACCGGAGCCTGCTACACGATGCGCGAGATCGAGCCGGGCCTCTACGAGTACGTGATCGGCGCCTGCGAGGACTTGCCGTGAAGCCTCGCCTGCCGCGCGCCCGGACGAACGCCCGCCACTTCGTCATCAGCGGCGTGGACATTGGCGACGGGAAGCGCCGCGTCATCCGGCTCACGATCGACAAGGAGGGGATCGAGGTGCGGGTGAGCCACTCCCGGAAACTGCGGTGGTTCCTGCCGCTCGGCGAGTCGGTGGGGCTGCTGGCGCGGCGGGCGCAGGTCCGCGAGGCCGAGCGGCGGATGCTGGGGCGGGCGTCGTGAAGGACGGCTTGGTTCTCAGCTTGTTTCCCGGCATCGGCCTGCTCGATCAGGCGTTCGAGGCCGAGGGTTTCTGCGTCGTGCGCGGGCCCGACGTTCTGTGGGGCGGCGACATCGGCACGTTCCACCCGCCGGCCGGGTGCTTCGACGGCGTGATCGGCGGCCCGCCGTGCCAGACCTTCTCGTCACTCGCGAATCTCGTGCGCGCGAAAGGCTACGAGCCGCGCTTCGGCAACCTCATCCCCGAGTTCGAGCGGTGCGTGCTCGAGGCGCAGCCGGCGTGGTTCCTCATGGAGAACGTGCCCGCGGCGCCGGAGCCGGTCGTAGACGGCTACCAGGTGACGAGCTTCGTGCTCGACAACTCCCACCTCGATGCTGGCGACGGGTACGGCGAGCAGCAGGAG